CCTTTAACGTAGGCTTCAATTTATTATCCAGACCATTCAGCCACCAGATGGCTCCAACAAGGTCAAGCTCGAACCCTTCCGCAATGTCGCCAATTGCCGAATTGATGGTGAGATAAAGATTTCTTGACTTATCCTCTGAGAGGGCTCGTGAGCCTGAAACGTCGCCAACAAGTAGGTTCTCGACGCCAAGTATTCGAGCAATTTCTCGGTTGGTTCGCTCAATAGCCTTTCCAACGTTTTCAATTCCATTTGCCGACCCAGTCAAAAGCTCGAGATCCCACTTCTTAACGCTTGACACACTAGTTCCAGTGTCTGACTGGGATACGTGGGTCGAGGAGTCCATCAAAAGGCCCGTGTTTCGACCCTTTGCATGGGCCGTCACGAACGCCTGGAGCCCCGCCACCAACGACTGCTGTTGTTCGCGCTTAATAATCCCCGCCGCAACCGCCTCCTCCATGGCCTGAAGTGGCGCACGTGCGATTGGGATGCCTCGGAAATCGCGCTCGAACCCAGTCCCCTCAACCTCGTAATAAGCCTTGAGGCGGTCTGACGGCTCAATGAGATGCCTTAACAAACCAAAACCTTCAGGCGAGTCAGTGAGGGAATCATCTACAAGATAGATGAGTTTCCCTCGCGGAAGATAAATCTCCTCCGTCATATTCAACGGGTTCGTTTGCCACATCCCCAGCACGCGGCCGTGCGCATCCACATCCCAGCGACAGATCGTGTGCTGCGGCCTCACCTCAATGGTTTTGATCCCAATCTTACCGTCTTCGCGATGCTTTGCCACCCACTCCTGCACGCCAAACCCATGGAACCTGTACATCCCTGAGCGCCGCACCGTCCGCACCCAACCCACATCCATATCATAAAGAATATCCTCAACAAACTCAGCGGCATACTTAGCCTCGTCCGAGGATCCTCTATCCTCCAGATCCTCAGCGGGCTGCACGGACCAGTTAGGTTTTGCAAGCAGATTCAGAAAGTACCGTACGCCCGCAGCCACGATGGAGCAGTTGGACAGGATCTCAGTGGTGGTGAGGTACTTCTGACTTGGCGCTAAGCGTGGGTTCTTCTCAAAGTTTTGAACATACCCGTGCCAGATGGCTGTGCCCGTAACCCCCTGTTCATCAAATGGCTTAGGCTTTGTGGGCCGCGGGCCATAGCCTCGACGCCAAAAGTCATAAAAAGGCATTAGCGATCACCCGTAACCCTTCTCCCTAAATTGCGCAAGGTCAATCACGGTGGGGCCAAAGAATTTGTGGTCCGTCGTTCGAGCGCGACGGACCTCCTCCACAGCATAACGCAAAGCATCAATCACGTGATTTTTGCGGTCAGCGAGGATGTTCGTCACATCGCCAGTGTTGGGATCAGTCTTATATGAATACGCGAGCAACTCGTCCGCAGTGTAACGGCAGCGGGGATGCACAACAATGTCATAGTTCTTAAGAAACTCAATCCCCTCCATGACAGACTTCGCGCCCTTCACAGCACTCACCATCCGCGGGTAGCCATGACTACGCATATATGCAATTGTCTCCGGGCGTGCGCTGTCCGCGCGTATTACCCAGCTGCGCGCTGCGCCATGTTCCTCAGGCACAAGACGATCAAAGAGCCCCGGTGTGTTATTGATCTCGCACCCTATCTGATAAACTTCGCGGTCCACAAACAACACAGCGCCCTGCGGATTGTGGACCGCCCGGTCCCCCTCAAGGTGCCCAAGGAAGCATCTGATAAGGACCGTCGGGTCTATCGAGAAGCCCCAGTCCGCGCCATGATAAAACATGGCATCAATAGGGGTCTGGAATGGGAGGGATTTCCAGTTACGAAAGACCCGCGACTCAGAGTTCTTCTGATATTTCCCTAACCACACATGTTCATACTTATCGCTGTCGCGAAGACGATCGCGTAACATGTCTCTGCGCAACTCAGGTGGGAACCAGGGGTTGTGGTAATAGTTCACGTGTATGCAGATGAAATCCTGGTCATTCTTATTGTCATCAAAGAAGCGATCGATCGGGTCGGTAGGCTCATTGACATTCCATGAGAACCACATCTCACTCCCCGGGTTACGAATCGTGGGGGTAAGAATATCCAAAGATCGTTGAGAGATGGTTTGCGCCTCCTCAACCCAGGCGCCCGTATAACCCTCCAGCGACTTTATCGACGCCGCCGTGTGATTTCTCAAACCCTTAAACGAAAGTAAGCTGTCGTATGGGCCAGTAATCTCCGCGTCCGTGATTTTGAAATGATCCTGGAGCCCAAACTTGCCTATTTTGTCTTCCAACAACTGCTTTACAGACTCCTTTATTGAAGTCTGAACCTCGCGGAGACAGGCGAAGCGAGTATGGCGCGTTACACAGCTCTCGATAAGTAACTCCGCGAAGAAGTGAGACTTCGCACCCCCGCGTCCACCCTTCAGTCCTTTGTATCGTCGCGGCGCCAATATCGGGAGAAAGGCGCGGGGTGTCTGGATATCTAACTGCAAGGCCGAGGCGACCCTTTCCGATGAGATACATAACTAAATGTCACTTTACAGTTGCCTTGTTTTCAATCACTTCATATTCCACGTCGATGGGATCATCCTCATGGACCGTAGGATCTATAATAGTCCGAGTGATACCCTCGACAGGAATAGCGCCACCACCCGGCCCCGAGATCTCGTGGCGATTCATCGCATAACGTTGGGGGTTCCTTGTACGTAAAAGGAACTGTAAAAGTGCAGCGTTGCCTTCCCAGGCCCAGTCATGCGCTCGGTCTTCAAGAGCATCGGTCCCGACGGAGTAAGCCTCATCCCAGGCCTTGGCAAACTCCTTGTCCATCCGCCGCCAGATATAAAATTGCTTCTTTGAGATCCGGTTATTCTCAGAGGCGTAGTAGTTCTCTGTGCCGTTTATCTTAGCGACAGCTTTACTAACGCTCATACCTGTGGCGAGGAAGGTTAAGAACGCAGCCTTAATGTTATCACGTTCCGTAGCCGAGATGATGTTGTTTCGCTTTGGAGAGAAGGGCTCGACAAGCTCCTGGTCGTCACCTTTAAGGACCTGGAGCTTACGTGTAACGATCTCAGCGGCTGCCTGCTCGAGATCCTCTTCCGAATATGGATTGTTTCCTTCGGTGTTGGGATTGTAGTTCTCAGGCATAGGGCGGGGAGCCATTACTGTATTGTGTATAAAAGTGTATTACACTTTTGTGGCGTTGTAAACATGACGATGTGATATTGTTTTCATATTGCCTACGGGGTTGAGCTTGGTGCTGGGACCGGGGTGCCTATGGGGCTAGTGTTTACCCTTGAACCTAGGACAGCGGAAGCCGTTTATTTTATGCTCTCCGGAAAAATTGACACATAAAGTTGCAAAAAACAGAAAAATTCTCTCTTTTGAATCGATTTAGTTGCATTTTTCAGAAAAATACTTCTGCTTTTGACACATCTTTAGTGAAATCTTATTGTACTTTCAAAAGTACCTATTATAAGATGTAATCACGATCAAGAGAGCTTGATCGACCAAGAGAGAAAGAGAGGAAATTTTCCATGTCTGACAATTCAGTCGCCATTAAGGCGAAACGGCCGCGCCGTATCTTGTCCATGTACAAGAACAAGCCTTGGCAGAAGAAATTCTACTACGTCGACCTCGACGCGTACGCCGCGGCCGACCTCAGCAAGCAGCCAAACCAGCTGAAGCTCATACTCAAGCACATGGCCGAGTCTGGCATCACCGATGCCGACGCGAGCGAGCAAGGCGGCACGGTGGTCAGCCAGATGAAAGCGGCCGGCCTGCAGACCAAGATCGATGCGCCGGTTCTCTTCGCCTACTACCGGTCCACGATGGAAAATTTCGGCCTGGTCTTCGCCGGCTGGGGTGTGGAACCTGAGCGCGACGACTGAGTCGCCGAAAGGGCCGGCGCGAAAGCGCCGGCTCTCTGCCACCTCGGGCATGGTGGCACTGATGATGGCTGCCCCACTGGAGAACAACATGGACATGACCTTGCTGCTCGTACTGAGCATCCTGGGTACCATTGCATTGGCACCGAGGTGGCTGTGATGGCACACAAACACCTCGGCACGTACCGTGGTCAACGCCTGCGCCGTGCGCGCAGGCAGGCCTGGATCCGGCTCGGATGTAACGCGCTCACGGCCATCGGCCTGGGCTTCCTCACTGCCGGAGCGCTGGCTTGGGCCGCGGCCTTCGGTGCCATATTATCCACAATGTGAACCAAGGAGAGATACAATGGTATGGATGGTCATGAGCGCGACCGAGATTACGGCCACGAACCGGAACCAAGACAGATGCTTCGACCGCAACGCGGTCGACATACCGACCGAGGCAGAAGCAAGAGCCGAGGCGACACGACGCAACAAGGTTGAGAAAGCGGCCGGCCACACGAACGTGATGTGGTACGCCATGGAACAGATAACCTTCTAGCGCCGAAAGGCGGGTCCGCCCGCCTCTCACATCTTGGGCATGATGTGGCTGATGATGGCTGCCCGCATAGGAGAGTGACGTGGGTTTCAAGATCAATGGCAAGCGTTGGCGGTATGCCGACACGTACGATATGAAGGCTTTCTTCGGCATGCGGTACGAGGAAAAGTGGCCAGACCAGGGTTTACCCCCGATAGAGGTGGCCGGGACTGACAGCAAGGGTAACCCGGTCCCCATAACCGTGTTCGTGTACAGCAAGGCGTCGGCCAAGTTCCTACGACCCAAGTCGCGCAAGGCGAGGCGAGCCTTCGCTAAGTGCCCGGACTGCGACGCGCTGGTGTGCGCGGGCCACACGATCCAACATAAGTGCCGCTACGACTGCGGCGAGGTTACGCTGGTAGCCAAGTAATAGAAAAGCCGAGTCGAAAGACTCGGCTTTTTTCTTCGTCTGGCGTCGGGGCTAGCCCCAACTTTTTTATCTTGGCGCGACGGGGCAAGGGGCCACGATCCAGGGGTCATGGCACGAGAACCGGGAGGCACGCGTCGTGGCATCCGAGCCAAGACGTACAGAACAAAGAAAAGCGGCCGAGACGAACTCGGCCGCGTCAATCGATCTGGTTTTTCCTAGATCTTTTCTTCTCGGTACAGATCGTAGTTTTTGACGTAGGCTTCGATAATCTCGGCTGCACGACCAGGATGATAACGAACCTCGTCACTATCGTGGAAAGCTACGGCGAAAACATCGCCATCAACTCGGTAATGACGCAAGGCACAGTAGCCTTGGATGAAGTAGTCAAGGTCCCAACCTGAGAGCATAACCTTGTGTTCGGAGACATGGTGATTTGCCCACAGTACCTTTTCCGCCTCGGCCAAATCACGTGTGAGATGTTCCATGTTGCCGAGCAACACAGAATAGACGCCTCGGCCATAATCCATGATGTACTCATTGCCATCATACAAGAAGCCGGGCTGATTGAAGTCGTGGTCAAAACCCGCGACCACTTTGCCGAGGTCCTTAACCACGATTCTCGTTGCTTGATAATCCTTGAAGTTCATCTCAATGGCTCCCTTTACCATCATCTCTGCGAACTTGGCAGGCCGACTTGTACGAGTAAAGGCGAGCCGCATCATACGCCTCGTCGAAAGTTACGTGCCTGGATACAATCTCCAAGGCCGCCAGATCATACACTACCCAAGTTATCATGCCATTCCCTCCTCACTCATAGGTTATTGTGTGAAGCTGACCCATGTTATCATTAACTTGGATCTGCTTGATGTGACCTTTACTAAGACTATCTAGCAACCTACACATCTGCTGTGGCGTATAGTAGTAGGCTATTCTGCCTCCCTTCTCCTGTGTATAGATGCGTGGCTTTTCTTCCTTGGCTGCATTCTCAGCCTTAACTACTAATCTTGGCATTGCTAGCCTTCCTTTTTTATTTCCAAGTATATTCTATCATGAAAGTTTCAAAAAATAAATAGGCAAAATGAAAGTCGCCAAGATTTCTTCCTCGTCTGACGTCGGGGCACGTCGGGGCTCCCTTGACCACGACACTTAACGTGGATAGGTACCAGGACGATCAGTGCGTCGTGGCACCGGATCCACGGCGCTTGGCCAAGATGCCATAGAAGACCTTGACAGCAGCATTGTCATACTCGACCCGGGCCTGGAGCCACGACTGCCGATTGATCTGGGCAATCCTCGCCCACGGGAGATGGCACGCGGCGCGGAGGTATAACGTGTGGGCTTCTCGAGCCGAGAGCCCAAGTCGGGGCTGAGCCTCAGTTAAGAGCTCAGCGTTGGCAAGATCGGCTCGCGATGCTTGGTACGGGAGCTCGACGGAGTTGAAGCCGTAGGAGGACGCGCCATTCACGGACAGAGGGCCGAGGATATTTGGACTCAGCGAGAGGATGGTTTTGTCACTCTTAGTTGCCTTTATGCCATTGAACGCAGATCTCAGGAACTTGGTAGTCACATTGATAATCTCAGTTCGAACCTGTACCATGTCATCCACCCTCTTGTCTTTTAACCATGATCATAGCACAAAGTTACACCGAAGTACAATTCTAGCCTTGTTGGCGATACCTAGGTAAATCGGCGCAGACGACAAGCAAAAATACAGACCCAACTTGATATGGGCCAGGCCCAGTCTCCCACACCTTACACATGGGACCAACGAGGTTTTGCCTAAGTTATTGACTCTATTGTCCTTTTTATATACCTTTATTCTTAATTAGGGTATATGTCTTAGTAGTCCCCTAGACTATTATGTTTTCCTAGATTTAAACCTTAATACTCTTTATAACCTTAACACCTTAACAGAGTATTATAGTTAAAATACTAAGGTTTTAAATAGCCTTTTCCCAAGCTTTATGAGTCATCTAAGACTTCTAAGTAATTTAGTTAACAAAGTCAATAACTTAGG